AAGCTTAAAACTACCTCCATTTTTTGAAGAAGGTAAGTACGATAAAGAGATAAGACAGTATACTTTTAATTCTAAAGAACTTAGAAAAGAACTAACCTCAGCTGAAAAAGCACAGTTAGTTAAACTAAATGGACTTTCACTTCAATATGATGATGAATTTAAGAGATGGAAGTGTTACAGTAACGAAGATGCTGTCAAAGAATTAAATAATAGTTTAGATAAATTAAATTCAAGTAACTTATCTGATACTGTTAAAGATAATATTAAAAAAATACTTAATAGACTACAAGACGCTAATACAACAGGCGATCCTACTAAATTTTTACATAGAGGACCTGATGGTACTGTATATACTCTAGAAATAGTACAAGATTTAGATAGCTCAGGTATAGCTCCTAAACATTTTGCTATAGCGAAAGACCCATCAGGAGTTACGGTTTTAAGAGGCCCTAAATCGTTTAGCTCTGATGTAGACGTATTAATAGACGAAATCAAATTTAGAATTGATAATCAACTTCCATAACTTAACTATTTATAATTATGAAACTAGAACTACTTAAGAAGATCATTAGGGAAGAAGTAAGAGCTGCTGTTAAGGAAGAGTTACAAGAAGTGCTTAATGAAGCAGTAAGAGTTGCAAGTACTCCTGGTAAGAATCCAACTAACGAGTATCAACCGGTCCCTAAGAACATGAAAAAGAGATGGTCTGCTGAAACAGCAGCACCTAATAGCATTCAAGAGATGTTAAATATGACTAAAGCAAGCTTTACTTCACAAGATGCACAAGCATTTGGAGGAGGGCAGGTTACTAAACCTAATTTTGCATCTAGTCAAGCTACCCAAATGGGTTTAACAGGTCAAGAACCTGGTATTGATATAAGTAAATTAGACTTTGTAAATAAAGCTAAAAAAGTATTAGACGCATCATATAAGAAAGATAAACAGAAAGCTGGAGTATTATAATGGCATTTGAAGTTAAAAAAATAGACCCGATTGATTTAGAACCTAGAAAGGCTGTTGGAGTATCCTTACCTTTTTCAGGCAAAGCTGTTTTTAATTCTACTTTTGAAACTAAAGAAGCTATTAAAACTAATTTAATTAACTATTTTTTAACCGGTAGAGGAGAAAGGTTCTTAAACCCAACGTTTGGAAATAAACTACAACCTCTACTTTTTGAACAACTTACTCAGGAAAAAGTAAAAGAAATAAACGCCACAGTTACGGATGATATTGAAAACTTATTTCCTAGAGTACAACCTATGCAAATTAATACGATAGGAGACCCGGATACTAATACAGTACAGTTTTCTATGAGCTATAAATTAAGAGATAGTAATATACAAGACGAGGTTGTAATAAATTTTTATAACTAATGGCACAGACTAGAGATATTAAATATATAAACAGAGAATTCGGAGATTTTAGATCCCAATTAGTAGAGTACGCAAAAAACTACTTTCCTGATTCTTACAACGATTTTTCTCCTACCTCTCCTGGAATGATGTTTATTGAGATGGCATCATATGTAGGTGATGTACTTTCATTTTACCAAGATACACAACTACAAGAAACATTTTTGCAGTATGCTAAAAATCCATCCAATCTTTATACATTAGCTTATATGATGGGGTATAGCCCTAGAGTAACATCTGTTGCAACAACTGAACTTACAGTTACTCAAAGAGTAGCAGCAGTAGGAAGTAACTATACTCCAAACTGGGACCAAGCATTAAGAGTTGGAGAAAATTCTACTATAGCAGCATCTATAGGAACTAATCCTACGTTTTTATTAGACGATGTAGTAGATTTTAAATTTTCAAGCTCTTACGATCCAACAGAAGTAACTTTACACTCACTTGACGGCGACAACCCAGCCGAATACTTACTTTCTAAAAAAGTTTCTGCAACTTCAGGTACTATACAAACTTTAAGTAGAACTTATAATGAAGCTGAAAAATTTGCTACATTTAATATTGAGGCTGCTGATATTATAGGAATATTAGACATAACTGACTCTGATGGAGATGTATGGACTGAAGTACCTTTTTTAGGTCAAGATACAGTCTTTGAAGAAGTAACTAACACTGCAGCAGATAGCGCTGAAATTAGATCGAACTTAAGATTAAAAAAAGTACAGAAAAGATTCGTTACTAGGTTTACTTCTAAAGGAGTTTTGCAAGTTCAATTCGGATCTGGTGTCTTAGGAGTAGATGATGATACTTTCTTACCTAATCCAACTAATGTACCTATAAATAATAAAAAGAATACGGCTATGTTAGATAAGTCTTATGATCCATCTAACTTTTTATTTACTAGAACATATGGATTAGCTCCTACTAATACAACATTGACTGTAAGATACTTAGTCGGTGGAGGAACCGCAGCTAATGTACCTGCAAATACTATAACAAGTATAGACGCAGTTACTACAACAGCTACTGATACAACATATGAAAGCACTATAACTTTTAATAATGAGGTACCGGCAGAAGGAGGTAGAGATGGAGATACTGCAGAAGAAATTCGTGAAAACTCTTTTAGAGCATTTTCAGAACAGAAAAGAGCAGTAACGCTCCAAGATTATACAGTTAGAGCACTATCTTTACCCCCTAAGTTCGGGTCTATTAGTAAAGCATTTGTAACTCAAGATTTAGCAACTAATGCTAACTATAGCGTACTTGATAAGAACCCGTTAGCACTATCTCTTTACGTGTTAGCTAACGATTACAATACACACTTAATAAATGCTTCACAAGGATTAAAGAATAACTTAAAGACGTATTTATCACAATATATGCTGATTACAGACGCAATAGATATAAAAGATGCTTTTATAGTTAATATAGGAGTTAAATTTGAAATAGTAACTTTACCTAATTATGCATCTAGAGATGTTTTACTAGAATGTAATTTAGCTCTACGAGATTACTTTGATATAAGAAAGTGGAGTATAAACCAACCTATAAACTTATCACCTGTATATACTCTTTTAGATAGAATTAAAGGAGTACAAACAGTAAAAGATATTAGTATAGTTAATAAGCAAGGAGGTAAGTACTCTGAGTATGCTTACGATGTAAAAGGTGCAACTAAAAATAATGTAGTATATCCTTCATATGATCCATGTATTTTCGAAGTTAAATACCCAGATGGTGATATAGAAGGTAGAGTAACAACTTTATAAGATGGCAATATATAGAATATATCCTGAAAAAGATTCATTTATCTGGAGTTTACCTAACGATGCAGGTAAGTACGGTAATGCAGGTAGAGATGAAATATTAGAAATAGGAGGATTTCCTGACTCAGGTTCAACAGGTAGAACTAATAGAGCTTTAATTCAATTTAGAACTAAAGATATTACTGCTGCATTTGATGATAAAATATCAGGATTATTCTCTGCTAGTATTCATTTATCTTTAGCTGAAGCAGGTAACCTACCTACTGACTTTAAAATAGAGCAGTTTCCAATATCTCAATCATGGACTCAAGGAGTTGGTAAAAGATTTGATAGCCCTACTAACTATTCAGGCTGTACCTGGCAATATAGAAATGCTGAACAAACTGATGCATGGGCAACTTTAGGTGGGGATACAATTGCTATCTCAGGATCAACAGTTATTTCGTCTTCTCAAAATCACGACCTAACCTCAGACTATGATATTAATATAGATGTTACTAACGCAGTAGATTTAATAAGTAGTAGCTCTATTAGTAATAATGGATTTCTACTTAAAATAGAAGATAAATATGAAGCAAATACTACCTCTTCTATTAATTTAAAATATTTCGGTAGCGATACAAATACCATATTTCCACCGTATCTAGAGTTTAAATGGGACGATACTGTATATTCAAGTTCTTTATCAGAACTAAGTACTGATGTTGCGACTATTAATATTAAAAACTCAAAACCTCAATATCTAGATTCAGATATTGTAAGATTTAGATTAACAGCTAGACCTAAATATCCTACTAGAACATTTACTACTTCCTCAGTTTATTTGACAGAGCATAAATTACCTGCTACATCATACTGGGGTATAAAAGATGAATTCAGCGGTGAAATGATAGTTGATTTTGATACAACCTATACTAAGATTAGTGCTGACGATACGAGTAGTTATTTAGATGTTTATATGGATACTTTACAACCAGAAAGGTTCTATAGACTTCTTATTAAAACTACTTTGAATAACAGTACTTTTGTATTAGATAACAAAAATATTTTCAAAGTAGTAAGACATGGCTAAATCTAGAATTCGAAAAACCGTATACGATAAAGATAATTTCGATAAAGTAATCGATAGATCTTTTAACAGCTATCTTCAAGAAGACGATACACCTGAAGCTATGTCTGTAGAAGAATTTTTCGTAGAATATGAAAGACTATATTACGATATACCAACAGAAGATGAAGTAGAATCACATTTATATTTAATACGAAAGAGTAGCGAATTGGTAGATTTCGATAAAGATACTGAAGACATACAGCCTTTATTAGACGAAATAGCTCAATTAAGAAATCAAAATTTAGAACAAGCAAATCAAATAATTGAATTGCAAACACAAATAGCAGAAAGAGGCGGTGAGTAAATATAATTACAAAGTAGTTGAATTAGATGGAGCTTTTTTTGACGAAAGAGATTCTATCAATGAAAGAGATAGAAAGATCATAGAGACTTTTTCTGTCAATACTGTCTTTGATCAAGCTAAAAACCGTGTAAACATTTCTTTTTATACCCCAGACGGAGATCCTATATCTACTGATTTCAATTTTGATAAGATAAGAGGAGTAGGAGATAGTATCGACGGCATATCAGAAATTACTTTTGATCCTATTCAAGATGCTAAAGACTATGATTATGAAGCAGGAGGAGTTGTAATAGAATATGATTTTATTAACAACCCTTTTATAGATGATAATAGAGCTAGTGGAGGAAACTTCTTTATTGAAAGTATTTCAAAAGATAGAACTGAATTTCGAGCTATCCCGTTAAATGTTCCTGATGAGAAAGTTCAAGAAGTAACTGAAGAACTTCAAGCTAAGTTAAATGACGATAACCAATTCGAATCATTTAATGTAAACCTATTCGACCAGAGTGTTAAAAAAATAGGTTTAAATATTGCTATAGATGAGACAGAAAAAGGAAAAGCTATAGTAGTTAAGCTTTACGAACCTTTACTGAGTGACGTACAAGTAAACGATACTGTATCTATAGAAGAAAAAATTGCTGATTCTTACGTAGTTGAGGTTCAAGGTGAGATTATACCAGAAAGCATACCAGTACCGAAACTTAAAGGTCCTAATTTTGATATACCGGTAAAG